GTGACTGGTGCGGTGACCATAAGCTGGACGAGAACAAACTATGAACTTAACCAACCTCATGGGCTTGCCTGACGCATTCGTTGCGGCGGTCAAGAACGACCCATACACAGGCGGTGGAGACATCTCTGTCACCAAACTGATTGATGCGCCACAGCGTCGAGTCTTGTACAGCAAGTTCAAGGACTTCGTTGTTGAGGATGTGTCTGATCGTGTATGGGCTTTGATGGGGCAAGCAGTCCACACAGTACTCGAGCGAGCCGGTACATCAGCTCTGGTTGAAGAGCGTCTATTCATGGACGTGAACGGCTGGAAGTTGTCAGGTCAGTTCGACCGTCTGCATGTTGCAGACAAAACCATCCAAGACTGGAAGGTGACATCAACCTATAAGGCAGATGGCGATGACTCTTGGACCAAGCAGTTGAACATCCTTCGAATGCTTGCGATCAAGAATGGTCACGACATCGAACGCCTTCAAGTGGTCGCCATCTTCCGAGATTGGCAGCGCTCCAAAGCAGAGCGTGATCCCAAGTATCCGCAGTCCAATGTGAAGATCATTGAGCTACCCGTGTGGAGTGACGAGCAAGCGATGCAATACATCACTGATCGTGTGTCCATGCACCAAGCCGCCGTTAAAGGCGATGAGGTTCTTTGCTCGGATGATGAACGTTGGTATGCCGGTAGTACGTTTGCCCTTATGAAAGAGGGCAACAAGCGCGCTACCAAGGTGGCGGATACCAAGGAAGAACTTGGCGAACCAGCCAAGGGATTTTTTATTGAAGAGCGTAAAGGTGGATACAGACGTTGTGAAGGCTACTGCGAAGTGGCACCGTTCTGCCCTCAGTTAGCGCGTGAACGTGAACAACAGGAGAAAGCTAATGCTTGATGTAGAAAAAGCCGCCGACTTTCTCGGCGTATCGACCGAAACCATCCGTATCTTGGCTCGCAACAAACGCATTCCAGCCGCAAAGGTTGGGCGCTTGTGGCGTTTCAACGAAGAAGACTTAATCAAATTCGTAAGGAGTCAGTATGACGCAGCAGGAAATGGAAGCGAAGCTGGAGCAGGCGGAAGCCCTGTTCAAGCAGACGTTCATTAAGCTGTACCTTCATGAGTGGTGGAGCGAAGTCATGGAGAAGCGGGAGGTCATCTCCCCTTCTGATTGGATGAACGTTGCCATCATCATGATTGAGATGCTGCTTGATTCTCAAGACTTAGACCCAGACAAAAAAGAGACGGTTGCTTTTGAGGTGGTGCAAGAACTTCACAAGCGACTATCGAATCTGGATCCCGTATCCCAAGCATCCTGATGGATTGCCCATTGTGTAGTTGTGATGTTTCATCTGTGTTGGAAACGCGTCGCAACAAGACAGGCTACCGCAGGCGTCGCAAGTGTGACTCCTGCGGTTTTATCTACTCAACACAAGAGACAGTCATCCCAAGAAAGGAAAAGAAAGTTGGAAGAATACGACCCAGTAAACAAACCGACTCACTACCTAAGCCATCCATCTGGGGTCGAGTGCATTCAGGTGACTGAACACATGAACTTCAATCTTGGCAATGCAGTGAAGTACATCTGGAGGGCAGGACTCAAGTCCCCAAGCGCAATCGAAGATCTCAAGAAGGCTGCTTGGTATGTGAACAGAGAGATCGAACGATTGGAAAAGCAGTGAGTGTATTCACAGATCAAAAGTTATTCATGGATGTAACCGGTCAGAAGCCAAGCGAAGACATGGTTGAGCTTTACATGGATCTGATTGACGAGGAGATGGGTGAGTTGTGCCACGCCTACGGGTCGAACGACACGGTCGAGATGGCCGACGGTGCAATCGACCTGATCTACGTAACCATCGGCCTGCTTCATTCGATGGGCCTCAATCCTCAAGCTCTGTGGGATGAGGTGCAGCGATCCAACATGAGCAAGTTTTTGGTTGAGGCGTGTTTGTTCTGCGGAACAAAAGGTTGCGACCATTGCGATGGCAGGGGTGAGTTCTTTAAGGTGCTGCGCCGTGAAGATGGAAAGATTCTTAAAGGACCAAAGTACGTGGCCCCGAACCTTTCGCGCATCGTCACGGAGCAGTTAAGTGGCAACCAAAAAAACTAAGGCATCTGAGAAGCCGAGGTATGAGCGCCAGTCAAAGCTTAGGTTTACGCCAGAGCAGGCAGAGCAAGAGTACAAGTGGGCAATGGAACTTTATGAAAGCAGGAAGAAGTTCATTGAGCATGTTGAGCTTGCTCTCCAGACAAGAAGCCCAACCAGACGGCGAGAGTTGTACCAACAGTGGCGAGGTATTTACGGCGATGACCTGACTCGTGACTACGCTAGGTATGCGGAGTCGGTTTATCAGGGTGGTGACACAAAGTTGCTTGAGGCTCTCGAGAGTATGGTGAGAACGCCGCCCGAGCCAATACCGGACTACATGATTTTGAAAGACAGCAATGAAGCGTGAAGAAGTGTTTGTTCAATGGGCTGGCAACCAAGCGTACGAGAACGATGGCGGCTGGAGTGAAGAGGTTTGGAATGCCGCATGGGATTCCGCTCTGATTGAGGCAGCGAATCGGTTGACTCGAATGTTCCCCAACGGGGACACCATCAGCTCGGTTGCCATCTACCTAAGACAGATGACGGAGGAGTGATGGTCGACAAGATCGTGATTGTTGTCATGCTTCTCTGTGCCGTGTCGCTGCTGTTCTTCAACATGGGGAGGCCGCAGACAAGATACGTCGACTGCTCTATGGCCTCCTTTCATCCGGACTACACGGAGAAGGAGCGGGAAATGTGCAGAAACTTGGGGCGGAAAAAGAATGAAGCTCGTCAAGAAGGTAAGTAAAAGCTCGGCGCTCAACCCGGTCGCGAGAGCTGTTGCTCGTCAGAAGATGAGGGAGGCGGTGACCACTCAGAGGATCGCCATCTTCATGCTGAATGAGGGTGAGCATTGCGCGGATACAGCGGTCGTCTTGTCGCTACCTGTCTACGCTATGGCGGGAAGCCTTGAGCGTATGGGTGAGCTGGAGTCCGGTGACATGCGCAAAATCAAATCAGCTTGCGGTGTGCTTAGCGAGTTGGCTGAAAGAGGATTCATCTGGCGCAAAGAGTACACCGTAACCATCGACAACTCTCTTGAGATTTGTCAGCGAAGGTGGTCAGGCATTCCACCGAAAATTCTAAATGCCGTGTTACATGATCTGGAGTCTGTATGAAAGAACTGAAAGTATTTGCTGCGTCACTCTTTGTGACAACCCTACTGCTGATCGCGGCTGGATTGACGGCGCGCCTGCTGTGGGAGTCTCTCAAACTCGGATGGTCTTTTGTGGATTTTGTGCTATGAGGGATTGGGGTTCTACCGTTTCAAAGATCATTGCCGCTCTTAAGGAATTCGGCGAGATGACGCCAGACGAAATCTGCCAACACATCGACATTCAACGCGACCATGTCTCGACCATCTTGACGAGGCTGCGCCGACCCGGAAAGCAAGTACCTCAACGTGTGTATGTCGTGCGCTACGTGAATGACGCCGAAGGCATGCGTCGCTATCCGCGCCCTGTGTATGCGCTCGGCAGGGGCGTCAATGCCAAGCGACCAAAGTCAGACAAGAAAGAAATCAAGCGCCGTTACAACGCCAAGGTGAGGAAGCTGATGACGACCAACAGCGTTTTCAATTTAGGGTTAACGCGACGAGCATACAAAGAAATGAGGGCATCATGAAAGAGTACACCTTTGCAGAGTTTTGCGAGTTGCCAATGACGTTAAGCATGCACATCTCCGGCAGCAAGGAACATTACCTTCATCGCTTTCAGCGAGAGACCAATGTGAACAAGGTGGTCATCACCAAGGTTGATAAGTACGGACGCTTGGGTAAGTCGTCCACCATCTACTACCTGCCGGAAGATTCGCGCTCGTTTAACTCCATTGATCAGGTGTATGTAGCCTACATGGAGAAGGTGTGCGGGGTGAGTTCATGCTGAACATCATCATCTACAGCAAGGACGGTTGCCCCAACTGCGTGACCGCCAAGAAGCTGCTCAAGTCCAAAGGGCTGGACTATCAGGAGTTTGACGTTGGCACACCTGATGGGTTGGTAATTTTTCAGGCCAACGTTTCCGCGCAGCATCGGCAGCTACCACAGATCTTCATCAACAACCAACGAGTCGGCGGTCTGGCTGGCTTGCAAGCGGCGCTTAAACAGATTGAAGGCGGCTAGGGAATTGACACGGCACGAAGAATAGCTATACTAATATTTGCAAAGCTTCGTGTAGTGACGCCATTTAAGGAGAGGTTTATGTCACTACAAAAAAACTTGTATCAGCGGGGCGATGTCTGGCATTACCGCTTTACGCTCAACGGGAAGGTGTTCCGTGGAACCTGCAAGACGACAGATTACAAGCAGGCTCAGGAGTTCTATGACCGTGAACGCGCTCAGGCTTGGCGATATACCGTCGTCAAGGACAAGGTGCGCAGGACATGGGCGGAGACGGTCCATCGCTGGTTAAACGAACATGAGCATAAGCGCTCATGGAAGGATGACCAGCGTAGCGCTAACTGGTGGGGTGAGCAGTTCGCACTCTACAAGGTGGTGTACTTGGACGAAGTGACGCCAGATGTTGTGAAGGAAATTCGGGATGCTGAAGTGGGTAGAAAGCACATGCGCTCCAAGAATGTCGAGCGCTTTGTTTCTCCTTCCACGGTGAACCGGAAGCTGGCGCTGCTGCGGTCGGTAATCAACGCAGCGCATCGGGAGTACCTGTGGTTGGATTCACGCCCAGTATTCAAGGGCTTCAAGGAAGACAACGAGCGGGTGCGGTACTTGGAGCCACACGAGTTCGCTCGGTTGGTTCAAAGCTTGCCAGAGCCTTACTGCAATATGGCGACGTTTGCCGTGTCAACCGGACTGCGGCGTAACAACGTGGCGGGATTGCAGTGGGAGTTCGTGAACATGGCTCGGAGAACGGCAACGTTCCCGGATCTGGTCATGAAGAATGGCAAACCTTTGACCATCCCCTTGAATGAGACGGCGATGGGTGCAATCCGAAGGCAGCTTGGCAGGTCAGAGGTCTGGGTCTTTCCTCGCCTTGATGGTGAGCGAGTCCAAGACATCCCCTCCAAGATGTGGAAGAGGGCTTTGGAGAAGGCTGGCATCGAGAACTTCCGATGGCATGACCTTCGCCATACGTGGGCAAGTTGGCTGCGTCAGAGCGGCTCGGTAGGTTTGGACTTGATCCAAGAACTGGGCGGCTGGAAACAGCGTTCGATGGTGCAGCGGTACAGCCATCTGAGCGTTGAACATCTGGCGCAATCGGCTGGGGTATTGGATCAGATCTTTGTGTCGACAGAAGCAAAAGCACAAAATCTGCACATCGCCTAAAGAAAAAGGGAGTGAGTTGAACTCACCCCCTTGTACTTAATGGCTCCCCGAGCTGGGCTTGAACCAGCGACCTACGGATTAACAGGGTGTAATGTTGTACCAATGTATGCTGTTAAGTGCTTGTTTTTACTAACTTCGTAACCAATCTACACGAAGCTTTGCAAATGTAAAACAAGCACTGTTCCAGCACAAAAAACGCACATCACTCGCCAAGGATTTCCCTGCGGAATCCCGCCTTGTTTGCCATCTGCACAGCACCACCGAACAAGACCTTCTCCGCCGCCTTCTCGCTATTCCGGAAGGTGACAGCTTGGGCCTCGTACTTGTCGTACAGCTCCATCTTGCCAGCCAGTTTGGCTTGGTAGGCGCTGTTCTCAATGGTTGCCAGCTGACCACGGATAGACCGCAGGTTTGCCTCGGCAATATCAATTGAGTTCTTGACGGACCCAATGGCTGGGTGGTCTTTGAGGATCTCCGCTCGGCGCGGACTGTTGACTGGCAACTGCTTCAACTCATCGAACAGCCCGTTAACCTTAGCTCTGACGCGCATGTATGCACCGGCATCAAAGTTCTGATTTGGGTAGGCGGAGAACCGGTCGAAGAACAGCTCCTTCTCCCTTGGTATATCCAGACCCTTCGCCTTACGGACAGCAAGGCCAGCGCCTTTGTACATCTCCGACGCGAGGCCGGGGACGTAGCTCTGAACGAGGTGATCCAGCAGGGCCGGGTTGATATCCACCCCTTTTTGGTTGTATCGGTAGCCACCTGTCACCTCTTGCGTCAACTCGGCGATTGACTTGGAGATCGGATTGACGGAGTCAAATGCCATTGTTGTAGCGGAGGCTCCTTCCTTGCCGAAGCTCTCAGTCTTGTAGAGTGGGCCGCCCCAGTGGTTCTTGTTCATTTCCCATTGGACCAGCGGCATACCTACTGTTGGCGTGAAGATGGCGAAAGCCTGACCGACAGGGTCGGAGGCAAGCTTTGTCAGATCAACAGCGCCAGCACCAACAGGGGAGACTGCATCAAACAAGGACGACACCATACGCTTGAGCGTCAGATCAACAGGGACGCCACGGAACATGCTGTCACCCATGTAAGCGCCAGCGGCCTTGAACCAAGCCCAGCCCAGCGGCAAAGGAATCGCGCCCATCCGGGTGTTGGGGTTGACGATCAGGGAGGTTGAGCGCTTGTAGTCTGGCAGCTCGTCGTATTCGGTCAAGCCTTTCTCTTTGCGCTTACGCTTCTCGTCGTCGTCACCGGCAGCTTTACCTTGAATCAAACTCTCAAGCATGCCCAACGTCAGCAAGAGGCCTGCGGCAGCGGTAAATCTTCCGGGGTTTTCTTTTGCCAGCTTGACAAGTTGGGTCGTGCCTTGCACGGCAGGGTTGAAGAACAGGTACAGATCCCGAATAGAACCCATAGCGCCACGCATGTTGAAGTCGACTGTTACCTGACCTGCGTAGTCCGCTGCGTCGAGCTTATCCCAGCCGTTTTCCTTTGTGACATGGTACGCCGACAAGCGAGGAGCCATTTCCACGGGGATGGTCACCAGCTCCCAGAACTTAAGCAAGCCTTTCACATGATCGAACACGCTCTTTCCGTAGACGGCCTTGTTGATCTCAATGATCTGCTCTTCAAGATTCTTGTTGTTGATGAAGGATGTGAACGCGCCATTCTTGCGGCCTTCGTAGTACGAGTTCAGCAAGTCTTGATTTGGTGGCAGCAGGTTCAAGAACTTCAACAAGCCAGCCTTTGCTGCTTTGCCTGCTGGAGTCTGAACATTCCACTCAGCGGTAGCGATGTGCAATGTGGTGTGCAACGATGGGACAAGTTGCAGCATCATCTTGCCAGCCAGCTTAGCGCCAACCTGTCGGTTGACAGCCGCATTCAGGAACAGAGTTCCAATATCACGGATGAAGTTGACGCCAACCCAGAACGGGTTGTATGTAGTGATGGCCTTGCCACTGAATCGGGTCATTGCACGAATCACATTCATGACGGGGTTGTCACTTTGTGGCTCGATCTTGCCGTGGATAGCTTCAACGATGCTGTTGTAGCCGTAGTCTTTGAAGCGAATGGTCACAGGACGACCGCGAACCTTGGTCACAAAGACATCGGGCTGACGGATGTACTGGTCATTCTCGACGAGTTGAACGAAACCGTCTGAGCCAATCTTCTTGATCTTCGATTGCTCGTTGATTGTTACGAAGTTGGGGTCATAGTTGGTCTCGAAGAACGCCAAGATGCGTTGAGCCACTTTGTTCTTGTTGCCGCGAACGATAGACGCCTGAGCCGCAACGATTGTGCGAGCCAAGATATCGGGAGCTTCGTCAGCGCGACCAAGTGCATAGTGATCTTTGCCTCGCATGTTGAACTTGCGGTTCACGTTCAGGCTCGGGTCACCGCTCATGTCCGGGTCGAGCATGTTGTTGATGCCGGACAGGTTGCGATAGTGCATGTAAGCAGCCTGACGAGAGGCGGCTTCCTTGTCGTCGATCAAACCAGTCTTGCGCTCCCACTCAACCTTGCGCTCAGACATCTTATCCAGAAGCCTGCCGATCTTATTGAATGCCTCGGCGTATGGCTGAGACTCAACAAAGTCCAAGATCTCCTGAGCCTCATCGCGAACGTCAGAGCTTGCGTCAATTGCCTTCATGGCCTTGACGGTAGAAGCTGACGGCATGCCGGAGCCGGCGTACTCGGTGGGGTTACGGCTGTTCACCTGAAGGTTGCGCTCATCAGCGGTCTGAGCAAGCAAGAACTTGTTCAGCATCTCGTAGATGTTTTCAGCGCCAGCGGTGAAATCACCACCAGACTTCTCGGCATCCTTGAGGTAGTCGTAGATCGGGTCAACAAACTCAGAATGGAAGTCTTCCATCATGACCGCAGTCTGGCGTTCCGTTGTGCGAAGGTAGCGGCGCAGGTCAAGCTGCTTCGACACTCGACCGATGGCCTCCATCTGCTCAACGAGCCTGAACACTGGCAGGTACTGGTTCTGCAAGGCGCGCACGATCATGTCAAATCGACGCATGAATCGACCAGCCTCAAGCGATGATTGGAATCGCACGAAGTCTGCCGGCACTTTGTTGTCGCGGAAGAATCCAGAGCGAACTCGACGCTCAATCTTCCCGAGCTTTTGCATGCGCTCGATCACCTTGTCCAACTCGGTCATCACTTGCACTTTGTTCCCGGCGCGAATGTCGCCAGCGGTTGCAGTGAAGACATACCACTGGTCAGACAGTGGGTCGTAGCGAGCATAGCCAGTCGTGTTACCGTTGGAGAGAGAGTAGATCTCATACGGCGGACGCTCCTCTGACATGCGAATGTCTTGAGGGCCGTTTGCCAATGGGCTTCGACCTCCAGATTCCTCGGCGTATTGGCGAGCTGACTTCAAGGCGTAGGCAAGCTCGGCGTTGGTCATGATGCCGATGAAGTTGGCAACCTTGTCCAAGCCAATGTTGCGCAACATGCTGATAATCTTTCCAAGGAAAGCCTCAACAGCGCCAACGTTCTCATTCATGCCAGCCATATCGGACAAGACTTCCTCGATTGACTCGAGTCTGCCTTTGCCGCCCTGCTTATACAAAGCGTCAGCGGCCTGACGAACATCTGCGTTGGAGTCGTACATGTTCTGAAGGAACGTGTCAAAGTCCTTGCCAAACATCAGACGCAAACCAAGGTGACCATACGCCTCATGGAAGAGGGTGAACTCCACATCTTGGTTGTCTTTGATGAAGTTGCTGAACAGGTAGACCGTACCGGTATTCGGGTCGAACATACCTTTCGCGCCCATGCCACGCTCAAGCTTCTTGGAGACAGCGTCACGCAGGCCTTCCGGCAATTGCATGTGACTTTGCAGCACAACGATGTTGGGCGCGTTCTTCCACTTGGCAGTGATCTTGCGAACATGATCCATGACCAAGGCTGTAGACAAGATGCCCATGTACTGGCCTTGGCGCAGGCGCTTATCCTCGTCGCTATCCTCGTTCTCTTCTTGATCGAGATCCAAAAGATTTGCTACGTCCGGATCAACGCCGGCGGCATACAGATCGTCAAGACTGTCTTCATCTGTGTTTCGATTCTGATCTCCAGACTGTTCGTCGTAGCTGCTGAATCTACTTTCAACGGCATCGCGATAAGCGGCGAAATCAAGCAGGACATCGCGGCGACCACGCAGCGTGGCGTCAGAAACACCTTTATCGCCCATGATTGAGCGCATCACGGCGGACTGAACAACATCAGCCAGTGCTTGATCATCATTTGCTGACTGCTCGTCGTAGAACTGCTGCTCTTCCTTGGTTCGCTGGCTTGCCTTTGATTTCTTCTTGGGCATGTCAGAGATCTCGCCAGTCTCAGGGTCAATGTTTTGACCTTCGATTGCACTCTTCTCGATACGAGCCGCCATGTCATAGATCATTGGCAGGTTTGCAATGGAATCCTCGCGCATCATCTTGTACAGGGACGCGAATGTTTCGTCGTCGATGTTGCGGAACTGAGAGAGCTTGGCGTAGTAAGTCTGACGCTGCATGCGGTCAGCCATCTCCTGCTCGCTCTTGCGTTCTGCTTTCACCCAATCCAAGAACTCTTGTCGGTCATCCACATCCATCCCGCCAATGATGTCTTTGGCTGGGTAGCCATTGCGCAAAGCAAATCGGATGTCGTTGAAGAATGCGGTAACCAAATTTGGATACAGCTGCTGCAACCTTGTGCGGACATTGGGCGACAGGCGCGTTGGAATACGCATGTCATCAAGACTGTACTTGTTGAACAGAAGATCTGGGTAGTCTTGCTTAATATCAGACGTCGAATCTTGCTGGCGAGTGCGGCTATTGATCGCGGTCATCTGCTCGCGCCATTCCGAATACAGATCTTTCTCAAGCTCCGTATACATCATGGAGTCCAGCAATGACTTGTTGAACCGAACGACACGATCCATTGATCGCAGCCAGTAGAACCGGAACGAAGGATCAAACTTGTTCTCTCTCATGTACTCGAGGAGACCAATCGATGCAGCCACCTCGGAGGACTTAAGCAGAGAGTGCGGCATGTCAGCATTGTTTTTGCTGAACAGTGTTTGCAGGTCATCAAACTTGAGAAGCCCATCCTTCTTGTACTTGCTTGCGAGCGTAGACGCTGGATGCTCACTCCAAGTTTCATCAGCAAGTTCGCTCGTATCAACGCCAGACTTCTTCTTGAGAGCAAGCTTGGCTTCGTAGACCAGCTTAAAGTCGCCAATCATTTCGGTCAGGAGTTGAGAGACAACTGCTTTCTTGCTACTCAGCTCGCCGCGAGCATCTGCCTGATCAATCAGGTCAATTGCTTCGAAGAGCTTGATTTTCTTGGAGCGCAAATCACTCACGATTCCGAAGCCAAACTCATAGTCTGATGGCAGGCTGACGCTTTCGGCAGTCTGGTTCATCATCTCGATGAAGTTCTGCATCTCTTCCGCTTGCTGCGCAGCCTTCTCTGCTCGCTCAACTTTGCCGACGCGCAAATAGTTGTCAATCGACGCAAGCCACTCACGACCAATTTCAATGGTCTCTTCCATTGGGAGGCCATTCTTCACAGCGTCCTGAATAGCCAAGTCAATCTGACGGCGGATAGTGCGGAACCCGAGCTTGCCAATGCTTGCCAGCTTGTCGCTCTTGTCGGACATGGCGTTGTTCAACTCAAGCTCAAGGATGCGGCGCTTAGCCAGCAAGGCAGGGCGAGACTCCGGGTTCTCGAATGCAGCTGCATGCACCTGCGCATAGTATTCATCGGGGCTTTGCTGTCGACCGGTGGACTCCATCTGGCGTTCCATCGTGTCGGAGCCTTCGCCTCGACGCCAGAACTGTGTAACGGAGCCATCTTCGTTGGTCACTTCAAGCAGGTTGAGTGAGGCAATTTGCTGGTCAAGCTCTTCGATGCGGCTGACCAAGTCATCGACCAATCCTTGGAAGAAAGATCCATTGGATGACTGGTTGTAGATGCCTCGAATAGCGCTGACCAAGTCGGTCTTCTTCTGCTCAATATCGCTACGCTCTTTCTTGGGCGCGAGATCTTCAGCTGTTGGCTCTGTCTTTGCCTGCTCGTCAGCGAGCTTTTGATTCGCGACTTTAGCGGCAGAGATTGTTCTGCCTTTTTTGTATGTGCCGGTCGCCTCGTTCTCGTTCACGGATACAAGGCTGTTGGTTGCTTGTGCGTAGGCTTGCTTAACCATAGCGGGGCTAACCTTGGGTTCAAGGTGGCTCCATTCTGGATTCTGACGAAGGCGTCGCTTGACCATAACCTCCATGTCTTCGGGGTTCTTGGTCTCGCCTGACTCAATCATGTTCTTAACAACAACAGGCAAGGCCTTGACCAAATCAGAAACGGTGCGCTTCGGGAGCGCCTTGTCTTGAATGGCGGGCTTTGACTCGGTATCAAGCTCTGCCGCTTCCTGCTTGCCGTCAAACTTTGGCAGCTTGTCGTATGCGCTGCGCAACATCTCTGGAGTCACCTTGTCAACAAGGTGCTTCCAGTTCTCATTGGCCTTCATGCGCTCAATGAGCTTCTCAGAAATTTCTGACAGCTTGACGTAGCCAAGCTTGACCAGTGCCTCCATTACTTTCTGGATTGCTCCGGGCAAGTCTTTCGCGGTGTAGCGCTTACCCATGATGTTCATCTTGGTGTTGGATGCATCAGAGGCTACATCCCACAAATTGAACACAGCGTCTTCTAAGTTGCGCTTGGCAAGGTCAACCTTGTTCTCGCCGGCTGGAGCCTGCTCATCGGTTGGCTCATCCAAAAGATCCATTGGATTTACATCTTCGTCAACTGCGGATGGCTTTGTGTTTTCATCCATCTTGGCGTTGCGACGCTGCTTGGCTGATTCGTTTGCAGCCTCAAGTAGCTTGAATGCATTGAACAAGTCATCACGCTTGTTAAAAGCAAAGTCACCCAATGCGGGGTGTTGGTACACGGTAAGGTTGGGGTCGGTGTTCGAGGTGACAGTAACAACGCCATACTGATCAGGGGCGCTGCTTGTTGTGTCTTTGTCAGTTTGCGATAAGTTCTCTGAGTATGCGGACTGCTTAATGAAGCTGCTTGCAGTTAAGCCCGGAGACTCAGATTGTTTTACCTCGTTGATCTGCTGTTCTGTCGCGCTTGGCGTCACGGACTCCGACATCTCGTCTGGAGTAGGCGCGTTCATCACGTCCTCTTCGGACATGGCGGTGGTCTTAACTTCCGTGCCGCGCTTATCAAACTTCATGCGACCCATAGTCGGAAGCACATTGGCGTAGTTCATTGCGCCAGTTAAGAAGTCATCACGAAGGCGAGGGTAGTCGCTCATCATCTGGTTGCCAGCCTCAACCGCGCTCTCGCTCTGCTTGAGTTTGTTGAAGTCATCGATGATTCCAGCGCGGACCGCCGTGGTCTCGAGAGCAGCTCTTACTGGGTTCTGCTTTCCATCCGGAGTCAGCTCAGATTCTGAGTTCCAGATTGCAGTCATCACGTTCAGCACACCCTCGCGATTGTTCTTGAGGGCGTCATTGATTCTTGTGGCAGATCTCAATGCGAGGCCGTCATCAAGCTCGGTCGTGGTGGAGTTCTCCACCTCTTTGTTGGCGAGATCTTTCGCCTTGTTGATCTTTCCTTTTGTCGCGTCATCAGAGGCGATGAGTCCTCGGACGGCTGACACAGGAGCGCCGCCGACAGCGCCGAGAATCAGGTTGGCAGCAGAGTCTTCACCGATCTCTTTGTTCTTCACAACGGACGCAACGCCAATGTCTGCGGCTACACCTTCCAAGACTTCTTGTGTACCTTCTTCGATTGCGCCGCCAACAGCGCCAGCGGCAACTCGACCAGCAACGGTAGATCCGCCAACGCGACGGAGAATGTCGTCGTAAGCGCCGGTCAACATCTTTCCGGTGATACGGTCACCGACGGCGGCAACCATACCTTGCAGAATGGCAGAGCTTTCAGCGGCCCTATCCTTGATGATCTCCTTAGCTTCAGCTTGAGGTACTCCGCGCTGAATCATTGTGGAGTAAAACGGGCTGTTTGCCATCAAAACATCATGGCTTTGACGGTCAACAAAGTCACGAGCAGAGGACGCGCCTTCGCCAGCAGCCATAGAGCCGCCGACAGCAGCGCCTGCATTTGGGTTTCTGGTGATCAGCGTAGTTGCTACAACGGGCGCAAGAGAACCAAATACGCCAGCAAATTGCAATGCATAACCAGACAGGGTTGGATCGTCGCCAAAGCTCAACTCGCCCTTAAGCAGGTTGCCGGATGGGGTTGACCCCTTTAGGCGAGACTTGCCCTCAGTGGACATGCTGCCGACGATATCCTTCTGAACCTGTTTACCGTAGTCAGCGAGGTCTCGCAAGCCGGGAACGTTCACGCCGGACAGGGCGCGATCAACCGCGATGCGAGCCTTCTCTTTGTCTTCGATTTGATCCTTGAATGAGCGGATGCCAATGGCGTCAGAGAACGCCATCTGAGCCATGCGCATCAAACGAACTCCGGGGATAGGTGACTGATCGATTAAGTCGCCGGTAACAGTGTCCCTTACGAGCTTCTTACTGGCGTCTTGAACACCTTGAGGTGCTTGAAGAGTACCGCCAACGAGCGACCCTCCAGCCATCTTGCTCATGTCCAAGGCGAAATCACCGGCTGAGTAATCACCGGTTGGCTGCTCCTGCTCTTGCGGCTTGACGGCTGGCGCGGGGGTTGGCGTAGGAGCCACCGCAAGCGACAGGCCGAAATCAGCAAGCGTCGGAGACCTCTGAGCCTGAGTTGGCTGCATTGCCTGCTGCGTAGCGCCACCTTGCGGCGACGGTTGCGGCGAGGGGGTTCCGGGCAAAGCAAGAGACAGGCCGAAGTCAGAAAGCGAAGCGGCTTTAGGCGCTCGATTCGGATCGATTGCCATTTCTCTTGGCGCACCCATGCCCGGGGCGTCTGCGTCGCCAGCCCGAACGCGAGACCTCGCGTCGTTGCTGTCCAAATAGAGTTCCATAAAGACCCTTTACTGTCCTGTGACTGGCAACCAGACTCCGGAAGCCATTTTGACGAATTTCTGACCACCCTTGTTCTCAACGATGGGCTTGCCGTCAGCTCCGATTGCAGGCTGCTGAGTCTTGATTGCCTGCATAACGCCGTTGACTGTAGCGCCACGGTTGCCAAACAAAGAAACGTTCTGTATGGCAATGTCCATCATTGGTCGGATACCGCTCTCAATGGTTTGATTCTTGAGTTCTCGAGCTTGCTCATCAGCGATGAACGTTGGACTCTTTGGATCAAGGAATGCATTGGTCTGGCGCTGAAGTTCTGCTTTAGCCTCGCCGCCGATTCGGTTGATCGCCTGATCTTCAAGACGCATCAGAACGTTTTGAGCGTTTGTTTCACGCGCAACGCGATTGCTTTCTGCGCGGACGTCGTCGCCGTACTTAGAAGCGGCTTGAGAGCGGAGGTTATTTTCAACGGTGTCCTTGCTGGTGATGTACTCTTTCAAGCTGGCGGTTGAAATCAAGAACTTGCGGGGATCCCAGTTCATTGTGCTGCCATCTTTGTACTTGATCTGAATTCCCTCGTACTCGTCATTGACTCCTTTGATCACGCTGGCAACGGGGTTCTTGAGTTTGATGGGAGTCAGGTCCGCAACGTTCTCACCCAAGTCTGAACCCGTTTCGGAAAAGAGCTTCATCGCAGCTTTCTTGTTACCTTGCAAGGCGAGGCTCATGGCTTGAGCTACGCCCTCGTTTTGCATGGTGCGCATTGCTTGAACGTTCGCCAGAACATCCTTCGACGAGATCTTGCCCTCAAGCAGATCCCACTTCGCAACCTTTTCCAGCATTTTTGGAATGTCTTTCATTGGTGCGGTGAAGAAGTTCATTGCAATCGCGTTGGCTGCTTGCGGATTTTCCTCTTTGAGCATGTTGACAGGGTCGCGTGGCTGACCTGCTGCGCGCACAGGCGAGACAGAGTCGCCGCCTTGAGGCACAACGGAATCGGAAACAACCGGATTCGGAGAGGCGACCGCCTGACTTCTTTGGGTTGATGCGTCAGCCAACAGAACGTCCCCGCCTGACGATTGATCGGTTGTAATGCCAAGGGCGGAATCTCGCTTGAGATCAAGACCTCCGGGTGTACCGTTACTGAATCGACCAACTGGCGGTTTAATGCCGCCGGCTGGGTTCTCTGGATCTACTGGCGCTACAGTGGTTGGCGCTGCCGCTGGAGGGGTCGACGTATAGCTGAAGCCAAACGGATTGTCGTCCGTATAGTCACCCAGCGGATCCCAGCCCATCATGTCGATTGATTTGGCTCGCCTTGTGTTCTGCTCCAAGATCTTGTCACGCCCAAGAATGCCGTAGTAACGAGACTTGTTTGCGTTCTCTTCTGCGGCAGACTTATAGTACGGCCCCATTACGTCTTGACGGAATGTCTCATCCGCCTTGTTTTTGCGCTCCGTTTCCTTCAGAGACTTGGCGGAAAGGTAACCGCTTGAAAAATCATAGGGATTCGCCATTATCGACCTCCAATACCGTAGCGACGTTTTTGTTCAATAGCAGGCATGTGGTACTTCTCCAAGAGTTTGTCGAAGAACTCGACACCCTTGCGCTTAACCACATCTGCGGGGATGACGTACTCGCCATCAGACAATCTTGCGGGGATTGAATCAGAGATTCCAGTTCCGGGTCCGCTAACCTTTCCGGGGCCAGCAACAACTCGTCTGCCATCGGCGTATTCAGGCGTGTCAATAGCGCCACCATCAGCCAAACCACCGGCGGCTGCGCCAGCGGCGTTGAGCATCGCAGCCATTTGCTGGCTCTGCATCCCGTAAGCCTGTAGGCCGTAGTTGCTGATGTTGGAATACCCTTGAGCTGCACTGTTCATGAAGTTCAAGCCGGTGTTGGTGAAGCTGTTTGCACTTGCTGCTCCAGCGTTGTAGCTCTGGTTCGCTCCAAACGTCTGGCTTGCGGCTGCGTTCGATGCGTTGACTGAGCCAGCGGCAGCGGTGGATGCGGTACCCGGCAACCCCTTACCGACGTTGATGGCGTTCATCTTCATCTGCGTACCGGCATCACGCGCAGCATAACGGGCGTTGGTCATTGCGCCGGCTTTGTTTGCCGTGTTGGCAGCTTCGAGCCGGCTGTTGATTGCGGCAAACGCATCAGCGCTGGGGCGCAGACCGAGTCGCGACTGAGAGCGCAGAGTTTGACCAGCAGCCCCGCGAGCAGCTTGCGCTACATCAGAGCCAGCTTGAATCGCGAAACGATCACGCTGCGCATCCGTGTCAAAGTCTTTAGCGGCTTGAGCAACCTGATTCTCAAGCGGAATGTAGGTGTCTTGGTATCGCTGATACTCTTTGGTCGCCACATCGCGCTGAGTGTCCATCATTGCAGCATTGGAGTTAACCAAGCGCTCCGTGATGGCGTCAGTCTTTGCGGCTCGTTCTTTCTGGTATGCAAGCTGCTCACGACCAAGGGCAACCTGTTCAAGGCCGACCTTCTCGGAGGCTTCAGCTTGGCGCTGCATGCCGGGGTTTGGATCTGGCGGCTCACCAAATAGCAGATCTCGTACAAAACTCATTTTGGATACCTCGTTGTCAAATCTGTAAGTTCAAAGATTATGGTGCTGTCGATTTCATTGACTTTCTTCCAGTCATGACGCCGTATGAAACGAAGCACCTTATCGTTGTCGCGGCTTACGTACGCATATAGCGGGTCGCTGATTGAGAACGCCCACTTGAAAGCTGGTGTAAAGAGCCACCCCCACTGACCGTGATACTCCGGCATCACGGAGAGGTGAATCTTTTGAGAACGGATGAACATGCCACCCACATTTTTGCCGTCTATCTCAAACCCGATTGATGGATTCTTGGAAGCAAGACGGACATACTCTTCTTCGGTTAGGTCGAAGTTTGCAAAGAGTTCCTTGTCGGTGTTTCTCTCTATGCTGTAAATGACGGAAAAATCAGCGCAGTCAAGGAGTCGCACCGGGCATCTCCTCTCCGTTGATTCTCTTTGTCAAAAGCATGTGAGTCACATCCCAGTCGGAAAAAATACTTTGCTGGTCATAGCAGTATTGTTTAACCCTGACCACCTGCTCGTCAACAGTTGTTACACCGTACCAAGTCTCGTATTCACCTCTTCGAGTCTGAAGATTGAAATGAGGCTCAATCAGATTCGGATCTCCGCCGAAGTAGTAGTCCTTGAAAGTCTTTGCTTTCTGGTTAAACGGCCTACCAAACTCTTCAAAGTTCTCGCCGAACAGTAGCCAGTTAGCAGACTCTGGCATCCAGCTTGGCTTTGGTCCGCTTGGCAGCGTGTACACGCGAAGAAAAGATGTCCCGCTATCCATGCAAAACTTCCTTGCAATCATGGCGGCATGATCACCAACCAGTCGCTTGGAAGCTGGGTAGGGAAGGTTGCAAGTGATGACAGGCTCCTCAAGAACCTCGTGATACGAGGCGTCAGATATCGAGAAGTAGTTCTCCTGCTTTACCCAAGGAAACTTTTGCTGAAGCTGCGCATAAAGCTCAGGCGGTTGACTTTGATTGTTGTAAGCGCCGCGCTCAATGTCGCCAGAAAAATACACCTCTCTCATCCGAGCCACCCCGACTGGTTAAGGTGATCGAACACCGCTTGGTTTATATCTTTATCAGGACCAACGGAAATGTATGAGCGAACACCGGTGGTGTTCCTACGGGACTCGGATATGTAGACAACCTTTACAGCCTCGAACTCAACACCAATGTTCCCACCGGCCTCAACTCTTGTCTGCAAAATTTTGAATGGTTTGATGATGTCAGTCATAGCGCGACGCATCTCCAATGATCACGGCTGTTGATGCCAAGTTGATGGTCTCGTTGGAGTATGGCGAAACGCCGCCGTTACCACCGCCACCGCCAACGTCAATGCCGAAAAAGTCTGAGTCGCTGTAAGTCGTCCACCAGCAACCGCCGTTAACAACAATCCACCCAGCAAAAACGCTTTGACCTGATGAGCGTATGCCGCCACGGTAAAACGCCCAGTAGTGGGACCAGTATTCGTCAGTTGTTGAATAGCCCAAGCAAGCGCCGTAAACGCTGAAACCGGTGCAGTCCTCGTCATAGCTGTAGTAAGACGCTTGGCGCTCAGCCTGAGCCAGTGACGAGTAGTGAAACATCGGCTTGCTCGGCATGTAAGAAACATCAAACGCAGAACTCACACTGTCTGGGGTAAAACCACCATGATCTGACCCGCTCCCGCAATATCTCGCGCTAAGCCCGGGTATTGAGCTGCGTGGGTTGTTTGTGTGTGTTACGTTGATACCACCGGTAACAGCCAGAGGGTTTCTGCGGCTATCGAACGCAGCAGTTCCGTCATCACGGAATACCTGCATGCCGTGAGTGGCTGATGAGGAAACAGCTCTCGGGTCTGCAAACACGTACATCTCTGGGTACGTCTGAGAATTTCCAGAGCGGATTAAGTTGATGTTCCAAATCCCGGGGCTTGGAGATGTTATGCCTGCGATTCCGTAAAAGTCATTCGTTGGCATTGTGAAGAATGGGACCGGCGTCACTGAGCATGTCGCCTGATATATCAAGCTAACATACCCCCCATAGACCGTCGACGAAGCAGCCACAGTTGGGTTCGTCAACTTCTGCACCAAGTGCAAGTTCCTTGTATCGCTCGATATAAGGATCTGGTTGTTGTTGTTGAGGGCTAGGAAACCGTGACTCATCTCATCAGCACCAGAATGTACGCCGCTTCACTGCCGCCGCTGACGCTGACGGTTGTGCCGCTGACTGACATGTTGTGAGCCAGCGCCTTTCGATCTGATGGCGGCGGATTGATGAACATCTGAACAAGCAATGACTCTCTACCACTCAATACAGGGTATGAATTTGAAGCGCTTCCATTCGGCGGAACATAAAAGAAGTCAACCTGATTCCATGTAACGTCGCTTGTCGAGTAGGCGAGATTGCCCACATCGTTGTAGACGTTCAGGCCATGACTCATGCTTCCAAGTCTCCAAGTTTTACTCGCAACGTTCCGCTGGAATCAAAAACCTTGATGACTGAGTTTGTTATCTCAGTCCTCGCGCCGGTTTGGGAGCTTTTCACCTGCAAGCTTCCTCTGAATATCCCGCTGTTGAATTCGGTTATACCGGTTTTCTGGATTTGCCAGCCTGCGGCTCCGGGGGAGTAATCGTTGCTTTGGATTGTATTACCGATCTTCGCGTTTGTAATAGCGGCATCGTTGATTAACGCTGTTGTGATTGCTGCATTTTCAATCTGAGCAGTTCCGATAGCAGCTAAAGCGATCTTTGCCCTTGTAACAGCAAGATCGGCGATCTTCGCCGCGACAATAGCAGCATTAACAATGTTTGCTGTATCAACAGCCAGTGTGGTCGCAGATGTTCCGGTGGCTGCGTTGTACGGGCCAACGACATTGTTCTTGTTGACGAATCGGACCCAGTAATATTTTGTGGACGAAGTCTCGCCGACGCTATCGGCGTACAAGAATGAGTCAGTCGATCCGATCTGCTGAGCGTCACCAATGTTATTGGTGTCAGAGCGCCATATTTCAGCCAAGGAGAAGCTTAAAAACCTTGGCTGGTCCCATACCAGCATGTTGCTCGCTAAAGCCGCTGAAACGACCAGATTCTCAGGCGCTGGAGGGGTTGTGAAATCCGGGCCTGAGTTTGATGGAAAGGCCACCGGCGACACTGGCCTAGTTGAGTAGTCCGTTCCATTGATCTTCATGCCGATCACGCCGTGCTGGAACAGCTCGCGCCACGTCACAACCTGATCGAACTTGTTGCCGCGCTTTCCCTCATAAACCTCAAGGATCTCCTTCACCTTTTCAAGAAAGGGTCGGATTTGCAAAGGGTCGGAGGGCGGGGCGGGGAGCGACGGCAATGTCGTTGCGCTACCAGACGGCGGCAGCTTCTCACCCGGGAAGAGATTCTCTGGGGTTGTTGATAGTGTTGCGTCGGACATTACAGACTCATTTGACGAATGCCTTTGACATTGTCAGAGACAATCAGGTAGTTAACTTTGTTTGACGAAACGATTTCAAACTCCCACTTATCTGACTTGAATCCACCGGGAAGCTTGAAGTCTCTCTCGTTTGCAATTGCAATGCTGTACTTCGGTGTTGGCGCGCCATCCAAGTACACGTTGAGGGTGACGGGGTACGTCTCCGCTCCGAGCTTTGCAGCACCCAAGTTCAATTGGAATGGCATACGGAATCTCTTGGACTTCCAAGTCATCTGCATGCTGCTTGACCCGTGATCAAACTTCACAATCTTGTTGCCGTAAGCCAAGTACAAAGCGTCGCGCATGCGGTCGTTGAAGCCGGCGGTTGCATACATGTTCAGGCGTGTGAATGTGACTTGCCCAGCGAAGTCAAACACCAAGCATCCCTGCTCAGTGCCTGTGTCGTAGAAGGCGAAGTAACGGGTGTCAAGCTCGTAGGCGTGAATTGATTCAGGCTTGAATGACTGCCAGTCATCGCGACTCATGATGCCTGATGTCAAGATGCTCAAGCCGCTTTGGTCAACACGGCAAAGACCGTCTGGGGATGCGTAGATCACGCCGCCGCCCATCTCGACAATGCTGCGCTTTGAGACGCATGCCTGCTTCGCCTCGAGCTTGATCATTGTCAGGCTGGATGGATCCGCGCCCTGAATGACGTAAGGGTTACCCTTTGTGCCAACAAACATTGATTGACCAAAGGAGCCAAGCCCGACAATCGGGTACTCGGTTGCAATGCGGTACGCGACTGGATACGCATACAAAACAAAAGACTCTGACACATAGATGGTGTTGCCTTTGAAGCCCATGCCAATACCGTTTGCCATGAGCTTGAGTCCGGTCATGTCTTCAGGCGCAGGCTCCCATCCCCAAGTCTCAACAACCTCCTGAAGATCATCCGCTGATGATGTATCGGTGTAAGTCGCCTGAGACAACGGGATCTCTGCTACGAACTGATAGTCAGTACCCTTTGATCCGGTGCTGCTTCGGTAGATGCGTTTCGTTGCAACGTCGACGTTCGACCAAGTGTTGTAGGGGGATGCGAAAGCGCCGACGGGAATGTTTGAAATCGTCACCGACTGACCAAACTTAAAATCAACAACAGAGGTTGGACTGCTTGGTGCTGACTCCTCGCCTTGCGACGAGATGTAGGTGACGACATAAGCGACGGCGCTGGCAATAGCGGCTTCAGATGATGCCGTCCCAGTTACACCGAGAATCACTCCAGTGATATCAGGCTTCGGGATGCCAAGTCTGTAGGAGTTGACTGGGTACTGTGTACTTCCAGTCAGCGCCCTCGAGTAGTTCGTCACTTTCGGGTATCCGTCGCCAGTGAAGTACGTGCGCTCCGTCGTGTCATTATCCAAAGGCGCTCGGACAACATCGACATCAGTCGTCCAAGTGAACCAGTAGTTTGATTCACTTGTTTCGTTCTCGCCGAAACGATAGATGGTCTTCTTTGTGCCAGCCTTGGATGGCGTGACGATATCAAGCGGCTGCTTCCAAGGTCGCAAGTCTCCATAGATGAGCTTGGTGTTGATTGCTTTTTGTGAAAGCTTGTCGTCAATCAGTTCTGGGTTTGCCGCCAGAATTGTGCCGCTAAATACACGGAATCCGATAGTTGGCATGAATACCTCTCGCGTTAAGCCGTGACGCTGGAAGCGTCGTAGGTTGCGTACGCCAGCTGGATGTGTTTGATTCGATCATCGAGACCAATCGTGCCACCGTTGATGACCTTTGTTAAACCAACCCAGTCAGCTACATCAGCTTTGGCGTTGCACTTATGGGTCGACCAGAACCAGCCGGCTGTCATCGCTGCATATTTTGGTGTTGCTACCAATTCGGGGTTAGCCCAGAGATCAACTCCCAAAGCTTTCCCAGCATGGAAATAGTTCGAAGAACCAGTAAGTTGGATGCATCCACGACCACGGAAACGATAACCATCGCCAGAAGACTCATCGCGATTACCCATACGGCTTGCGTAAACCTTGTTCGCAATTTTTTTAGGCTGACCAGCGTACTCATTCGCAATCTCCAAAGTCGGGAATCGTTTGGGCCACAGCTTCATCAGTGTTGCTGCACGGTAGTTAAGGTTCTCTTCCAGAACACGGAAGTGTCCGCACTCATGACCGCATTGACCAATGAATGCAGCCTGCTGGCGCGGTGTGGAGATATTGAAACGCTCAAACGTTTCATTGAGGGCATCAACCCACTCGGGGCCGATGTGCATTTTCTTGAGCTGTTCAGCGCTGACCATTTATCTGTTCCTTCACTTGGTTGTATGCGTCGATGCAGGCGTTGAGTTGGTTGATGGCTTTGTCTCCGTCTGCTGCGATTTGAGCGATGAGTCGGAGGGTTTCTCGCTCGGAATCAGAAGCTTGGTCAGCCTGTCGGTTAGGTTCGCTTCGCGCTTCTTGGCTATCTCTTGCGGGAGAGGTGGTACTTGCGCTGGCTTGTACACAACTGGGGGCGGGGAGGCGCACCCTGCCAGCGCGGATAGCGCGATCAAGGGCAGAAGACTCTTTCTCCAAAGCTTCATTGGCTTGCGTGAGTGTTTTGTTGACATCATCAATTTCCTCGTTAAGACGTTGCTCCAGTTGCCTGCTCTTCTCGTTGGCGGCGGCAATCGCTCGTTGCATCTCTGCATCACGCTCGGACCATCCGTTGTGGAATCCATACTTGTAGAGTCCAAACAAAGCCAAGGCGATTGCCAAGGCTATGTAGACTGAGCGAGGCACGGCAATCATGCTTCAGCCTTCGCGGACGCTCTCTCCGCAGCAATCTCTTCACGAGATGGATCAAGGTGATCGGCGGTCGTGGTGGGAGGAGGGCCGGGTCTCCACGTCTCATCAAGCTCAGGGTTTTTGAAACCCATCCAGTTGAAGTCGGGCATGCCAGACGAAGCTGGGGCCGGTGGCGTTGGGGCCACAGGGACAGGCGTTGCTGCCGGAGCAGCTGGAGGAGGTGGCGGGGTTTGGTTTGATGCCAACTTCTCCGACAATGAACTCACGCCCTTCTTCGACATAACGCCGCCAATGCCGCCAACAATCAAAAGAATGATGTCGTTCAGCATCTTTGTGTACGCCTGATCTATGGGGGCCATAGATTTGATCGGCTGCGTCACGAATGTAACGCTGTACAGCATGAAGAACACGATCCCTGCAAGGATCACCGTTACCATGAGGACCACGAAGGCCCAAACACGGATCTCAATTTCATCGGCTGTCAGAAGCCGGTTGCGCGGGAGCAGGTTGTTGACCAATTTGTTTCTCCAATACAGGTGCTACTAAGTAATCCGGGCAGTTTTGTGTGAACATGCACTTCGGTCGCTGACAGTCGGGCTTTGAAAAGTTATCCGGGTTCTGACAAGCGTATCGATAGCGCTCTTCGCATGCTGTCAACGCCAAGACAGCAAGCAAGCCTATGAAGTAATTCCTCATATCCCAAGCCTTTTGAGTAGTGATTCAATAACCCTGTCGGCAATCTCCGTCGGCAGGTATCTGATTATGTCCAACAAGAACCAGAATCCTGCGACGTAACAAGCCAACTTCATCCACTTTTCAAAACCCTCTCGGGCTTCTTTTAAGTGATTCTTCGCCACATCAGTGACCGCATCCTTGAGATTTGCAGTAAGCAAACATCTCAAATATTCCCCAGCCAAGGAAGATGACGAGCAAGACAATAATTCCGATCCCTAGCGCAAGCTCGTTTATCTCACTTTGACGCCTCTTTCTGTTTTGCTCTGCAACCTTCTCACGCTGAGCCTCGGCAGCATCTTCTGCATTCATCTCTGAAACGCGACTCATGATGCTGTTCCAAACATCCATATTGTTGGAAGCAAAAAACAAACCTTTAAGCTCAGTCTCAAAATCTCGCTGCGCTTTGAGCGCAAGCTCTATCTCGATAGCCTTACCCATGTTCGAGCCGCCGGCCTTCTTGGCCTCCTTGGCTGCTTTTGTTGCGGTGTGCTTGGCGTCGAAGTACTTCCCAATCAGTGGGCCAAGGCTCGCAACATCATCCACCGTGGCGGATGCCTTCTTGATCATCTTGACTGCGGACGAAACCGCAGCCATCGCGGTAATCGGATCAATCATTTTCTTTAACCTTTTCTTTTCGTGAATCCTTGAAGCTCCGCTCGATTTCCTCAAGACTCTTGAGTTTCTTCTCGATGCGGATCTCAGCCATCTTTAACCTAGTTTGCATGTCCACATAAATAAGCATGGACATTGGTAACGCGAAGAAAAGTACGATTGATAAAACTACTACTCCAACAATGAACCAGCGTGTGTCTTCACGAGCCATCCTAGTGACAGTAGAAAGCCCCACATCCACAGAACCAGAAGCAGGATTACTGCCCCCGTAACCGCTCTGTCGATTCGATGATTGCGTAATAGGTCTCGTTGCCATTTAAGGTCTCGCTCTTTCTTTGCCTTGAGCTGGCGTTCATACTCCTGCTCCTCAAGAATTTCGGCATGCTTGCGCAAGAAGTCTTGGTAGAGAGCGCCAAGCCCAAGCTCTTCCGGAGTTCCGTAAATCATTGCCTCGCGCAACTGAACAGCCATCTGCTGCATCTGCCATTCGATTTGAATGCGATCAATTGCAGCATCGGCGACTTTGTCAGTTGTTTTCGACTGCTCCTCTAAACTGGCGCAGTATTCGCGAAGTTGACGCTGAGCCTCGAAGTAAACCTTGAGCTGTTCGCAAATGTCATGGACCGAGCGCGACAGAAACTCTTCGTAACTCAGCTCAGGCTCAGGCTCGCGCTTTATCTTCTTTGGGCTTTTTGGTATGTCGACGACATTGATGTCGCCGACTTGAATGTTGGGAGCTGAGGGCGCTTTACTCGGAGCTGCTCCGAACAATCCCAGAATCCAGCCCCAGATTCCAGTGACCTCTTTGTAGATGGCCTTGACGTTGGCTACGCCACCCTCAACATCCTTCTTGAACTTGTCAATCTCAGCCTTGCCCTCTTTGAGCATTTCGCAACCCTTACGGATTGCTGACACGGCAGCTTGCGCAGCCATGAGTAAGCTGATCGGGTCCACATTACTTCATTCAGCGGATTGTGATTCCGAGCTTCGCCTGAGCGCCAAGCCAAAGCAGGCCACAAACAATCACCAAAACTGCAATGATCCCCTTCTTTGCAACTTCCTTCTTCAGCTCATTCCAGAATTCAACCTGAGCCTCTGCTGAGCGAATGAGATGCTCGTGATACTTTCTATGACCCTCATAGTCAACCGCACCACCTTCATCCTTTGGGAATCCATCGCGCATGCGTCTGATCTCACTCAGTATCAGATCAAGCTTCTGCTCAATGGCGAGTTCTTCGGAGGTCTCCCTTTTTACCCCTTGGTCATCTGTGAACACAATGCAGTAATCCTATCTTTGGTTACAGGAAAAGATGGGGGGCTGCGCCCTTGCAGATCTCCTCAGCGGACACGCCGGGTGCGCGCTTTAAGCTGTAGGTGTCAAAGACATCCTCGTTCGCCTTCTGACCGTTACCGTCAGAACGCCAAGACTTCATCAGGACATCCTCATCTGAAGGCTCTGTAATCTCAACAATGAACAACGGGTTAACCGACATTTAAAACTCCTATTGATTAAGCTGCGACTACGGGAATTGGAAATTCCTTTTTTCGCGGTTTTTCTACGATTGACCACAAGTCCATCCGATCTTCCGGCAAGGACTCATGCTCAACCCTGTAAGGCAAGAAGCCTGTAATTCTTTCAATCGTGCCAGCAAAGTAGGGGATGTTGTCACTGTAAGAGTTGTCGCAGCCGGCATCCCAAAGTGGGCCGTTCAAAAACATACAGCTACCCTTGCAAATCTGAAGCACTGGGCATGTCGTGCAGCTCTCGCGCTTTGACCAGTGCGTCGCTGTCTTCATCTCCACCTTATCAAACTCGGAAATGTGGCCGATCTTGTGAGGCTGTCCATTCATCGAGACGGATGTCGAAGACACGTTCTGGCATGTTAGAACGTTGCCATTCAAATCAACTGCAACGTTATCTTCTCTATCCATTGAACACTTCTGCCCAAGAGAGTACGCGTTTCTTCGAGACCTAATAGAGAGCAGGAAATCTTTCATCTTCCCGCGAACGCCATCAAAGTTCATAACGGAGCCGGCGCGAAGTTCTTTCATTGCTTGAATGCGGTAGCCAACATGCTCGGAGCTTGACTGCAAGCTACTCGAGAAGCCGCCTTCGTCGTACGGATCGATGAACGAACCTTCACCGATATTGACGGAAGCGCCGAACCTCTCGATCCAGAACTTCTGGACCTCAGCCCTCGACTGATTCCCGCGATGCATCATGGTGTTAAAGCTGATGCGACCCTGAGGTTTAAGTCGACCATACAAGTCAACTATTCCGTTGCGAGAATCTTCGTTGGCAAATGGATCCGGGCCTCGCACATACTGACCGCCAGCATCATGGGATAAGCCAATGTTAAAACCCATCTCGTCAAGCCATTGGTTTATTTCTGGATTCAGCAGGGATCCATTTGTGATCATGACGAAGGTTACGTCTGGATACTTTAAGCGAAGAGCCTCAGCCAAAGGCTTCAAGGTCTTGATGTACACCAAAGGCTCCCCGCCCCAAAACTCAATACTGTCTGGCGGAGACTTGACCCAGTTATCCAGTCCGGCGATAAAAGGCCCGACATCATCCTTGGTGGTCTCGCCCTCATGCGGGACAAATCGCTGACTGCAATACTCACAGGAGTAATTGCACGAAAGACCCAAGCTTATCTTTAAGGTTTTCGGACTTGTTTTCTTTCCGGGGGTGTTTTCGCTTACGGCAAATGCATCAACAGACTGCGAATCAACTTCGTGCGGAACGATGTCAACGCCGTCTGCCGTCATGAGTCTCGAGTTGATGTTGTCGTAAATAAACTCACTCTCCACGCCATTCTCTCGGCGAGCTTTGATTTTGAATAGAGCCACGAACAATCCTTTTGTTAAGAGCGAGATGAGTGTTTTGGGGAAGCTAAACACTTCTCGATAAACAACCCAAGGAGGTCATACTTATGAAACCTTGCATGCCTTGGGTTCTCGTGATGAAACCTGTGAAACCCATCCCCGGGTGTGATTATGTTGAAAAAAACACTGGTTGTTGCGCCGTTCTCATCATGACCTATGTGGTTTAGGAGATTCATCCCCCAGTGACCAACAAGAATTGGCAAGAGAAAGAGCCACGCAAATGCTTGAGTTGATGCCGCAAGAAGGCAAGCGCCCCACAAAAGCACAATCGCGATGTAGTACTCGTAAAAGAACTTCGCTCGCCTTGTCTTCAGGCTTCTTACGGCAATCCTTGTAGTCTCAGTCGTAAGTGGAACATTTCTCTGCCAGAGACTGGAGTAGTTCTTCCACCAGCCGATCACCCGAACATTTGTCGGATCAAGATCCGTATCGGAGTGGCGATGATGGTAAATGTGAGCAACCATCCAGTCTTGCGGCGTACCCATGCATGGGATGACCGCCAAGAAGTTCAGGATTGCAGCTCTTACCGGCCCAGTCTCAAAAGCGGAATGAGTGAAGTACCTGTGAGCGCCAATCTGTAAGCCAACAGTGAACGTAATCCAAGCCCAAGCCAAACCAGCAACAACCCATGCCGCGCTGAAATCCGCCAGCGCAATAAAGAGGGGGTGCGCCAGCCAGAAGATTGCGACATTGAAGTTAACCCTCATGTCGGATCACTCGAATGAATTGATACCCGATATCAAGCTGCCCCTCTTCTGTTGCGTAGTTCAGTAATCTTGGCTTCCCGTGGTGGTCCCTGTGAAGATGTTCACCAAAATAAAGAAACCCGAAAATCTTCGGCATGTTAACCGGCTTGCCGTCGATGTGAGACTTTCTCGTGTGGTGCGCCCCGACCCACATTGACATCACGGCAGGGACGACCCAAGCGCAATACATTGCGTCAATGCCACCAATCAAAAACCAAGATGTCGCCCAAATAAAATGGACGACAAGGTAATTCTTGTGCAGGAACTGATGCAAAGGATCACGCATCAGCCTTCTCGCCCGGGTGAAATCATATTCAGCCTTCGTGAAGTAAGCAACGCCAAAGTACTTCGCAAGACTGTTGTTGTGCGGATCCTTGTCTGTATCGCTATATTTGTGGTGGGTGTGGTGCGCGACTGCCCACTGAAGCGGACTTGATGTCATCGACAGGCAGCTCAAAAAACCCATAACGTAGTGCCAAGGTCTAGCGCACTCAAATGCAGCGTGAACAAAAAGCCTGTGTAAAGCTACCGTCGTCATCAAACTTTGCATCCAAAATACCGGAAGCACGACAAGCCACCACATCGGGTCAATGAAGAACGCGCCAAACGGCAAGCTCATTGTTCCTAAAATCTGAAATGCGGCAGCTTTTTTTGACGTCCACTCAAACATACGTTACCCTTAAATTTTGTTTCATTCCTCTGTAAGCCAATGAGCCAATCGTTTGTCACAAGACAACTGACCGCCGAAGATGCGGAAGATGTTCAAGTCTGCTTCGACAGCCAGCCGAAGGTGATGATGGAGATCAAGCGGCATGACCGCCAGCCATACGCAGACACCTTCCTGTCACTGATCAAGTCTGGATGCGTAGCCTTTGGCGCTTGGGAGGATGGCGATCTGAAGGCCTTCTCGATTGTATGGCGATGGCAGTCTATGCCAACGGCAACAATCGTGATGAGTTGCAATAAACCAACTGGCGGACTGTACAACCCAATCAAGAGCGGACTTCAGGCGTCGCTTGACGCATGTCTTCTGCAAATGGAGGGCGAAGGATGTCGCGTGTTCTACTACGTAAGATCAAGCGGTAAAGCTTGGCGCAGCAGCACCGCCAAAAGAAATCACGGACGCTTTGGGCAGTACTCGTTTACCGCAGCGGAACACATAAGCAAGGGCGATATGTCTCGATACCCAACCTTTAACCAAATGATTCTTGGCGGACAGCCAGTATCAGCTGATGCCGTAATTGTTGCGGCAATAGCTCCAATGGATCAGGACTTCTGAGTCAGTACCAGATGGCGTGATCGCCATACTTAGCAAGAGATCTCTCAATTAACTGGTCATACTTCTCGCTATTTATTTTTCCGCGAACCAAGAAAGCTATCCTGTCGCCAATCTCGCATGTGTTTGGGTCAATGGCGTGACATGCGCGACCGCTATTGATCATGAAAGGCTTGTGGTTATCAGGGAAGTTTGCGTATATCGGCTCATCCATGAAGTGGGTCTCATGCCAACTTGGAGCCTTGACACTTCCGTCACCGCACATCATGTGAGGCTCATACTCGTCATACTTCTCTCGCCCACGGAAGAAGTGAAGCCCCTCCTTGTTTTTGCAAGTAAGGTAAAAGCGCATGCCCTGCAACCAATCCCTGTCTGTATGAATGAAGATTGGCTGGAAACCCTTCTGGGCCAGAATGACCAAGTGATCCAGTGAATCAAATGGGTACTCTTTAAGATACTCGTAGATTGTTGGGAAGCTATCCCGAAGCTCAACCGCCCCGTCGCCTATGGTGGTAGAAAGCCAAGGGTATTCCTTGCCAGAGTACTTCTCAAACGCAACGCGAGGAAGCATTGAGTTTGTGCTTTTTTCATTAAGCCACGCGACGAATTGACCAATGTCCACCTCTGGCGGGTTCGGGATGTCGAGCGGACAAAAGATCAAGTCGTCATACTTGCCAAGGTTTTGGGCCATTTTCCGGGGCCATGTATTCATATCACATCTCCATCTAACAGCATTTGAAGCGGATGCTTCTTGCCGAAGAATTGATTTGGCTTCCACTCATCATTGATCTCGTCGAAGTCAAACCAAGGCGAGAAACCCAAAACTATGGCAGCTCGATCACTGCGGCTCTCACTGATCGCACAAGCCCTGTGTGGTAGATGCGTATCCCAAGAATAGCCAAACCCAACTTTAAAGCGATGCTCAACGAGAGATTCATCATCTCTTGATGAAGGCATCCTGTCATCTCGCATGATCTGAATCCTATGGTCATCCGAGTCTGTCACATGAATGTTGACCCTAAGATTCTCGAATACAGGCTCATCCTTGTGCCAACCCCAATGGAATCCAGCAGGTTGAGCGTGTCCGGCTTTGATGATGGACAACCTAGATCTCACAACACTACGCTTAACTCTCGCGAATAAAGGCAGAAGCTCAATGATTGCCGCTGGCGTCAAAAACCTAAAGCCATACGTGTCGTAGTAAGAGTCCTTCATTGAACCCATAGCGGCTGCTGTGGCAGCGTTGCCGTAAAAGAAATCTTTCCTCTGGATAGCAGAAGATCCTAGCGTAGAGTGATGAGGATCGCCGGAGATCGCGGGGTTATATGTCAGAGATACATTCTGATACCCAGAGTCCTCAACGCCGGATGAGTTAACAAAGCCGCGAAGAGGGTAGTTCGATTCGATGCTCCGGACCGCCTGCGCCAACAGCTCGTGGTTAAAAAGAAGTGGAACCTCAACAACATCCCCGGGCTTGACCGGAGGTGCGCAGTCGGCAGAGGCTTCCTTCAGTCTATACGCATCACTTAACTCTTGGAATCTTGTCGAGCCAAACATCAAACCACAGGGATAGATGCGTCAGCAAGCCCAGATATGCACCGAGTTCCGACTTTTACGCGAAGAGTGTCACCGGACTCAAGCCCGAGAGACATTACTTTAAAAGACCCGGAGCCATTCGAAATTTGCAGACGAGTCTTTGGCGTGTACCCAGATACACTTTCAAGCACAAGATCGCCGGTGTATGGCACGGTTTGCGAACCTCGCTTCAGAGACACGCCAACAACGCCGGACGAGTCTGGGCCAATCGAGGATGGCGCAGATATCTCAACGCTTGGAAGAAGCCCCATTGAGTCAAATCCGCTTTGGGTCGACCATGCCCCGTCAGTTAGATCCTCAAGCATGAACGCACTGGTCTGCACAAAATACAGAGTCCAGTCCCCCAAGACTGCCGAGCCGTTGTCGGAGTACAGCATAAACACAGGCTTCTTGTTTGCCATTCGGCTATTGCGAGGAACCGGCCCTTTGATTTGCGCGCTCTCTACAAAGTGGTTGTAAGGCTCACCAATCGAGTCAACGCCACTGAAAGGCAGGACGTACAAAGCAAAGTCATACTTCTCACCGGAGCCAACACCTGCCGGTCCAAAAACACCGGGACTGAAAATGTGCCTACCAATCTCAACCATTCCGTGATCAGCGAGATCGGCATTTGATGTGACGACGCTACCAGCGAAGTGCGTATGGCTATTCACCAACTGGCGCATGAGCAGTAGGGTGTTTGCATCAACAGTCGAGAGAGACTGGCTCAGGATCCCGCCGGGGACATCCTCTGGTTTAACAACGCGAAAGTACCGAGCAACAAGCTTGCCGGATATATTTTCCAACCGTACCACATACGCATCCTGCTGTAGCGTTGTGTTTACTTCTTGCTGGTTTGAGGTGATTTTGATTTTGTTCATACAAACCCTTTATTTGCAAGTGCAGTTGCAATTGCAGTTGCAGTTGCAGTTTGTGTAGCAGTTCCCAACGCAGTTGCCGCAGTTGCAGTTTCTATAGTTACGACGCTGCTCAGAGCCGCCAATCTCGTTCGCAGCCTCATAGTAGCCGTCGTAATTGAATGAAACGGATACTGGGTACAGTGTGTTAGATGATCCGCCAGCAAAGTCATAACCAGAGGGGTTCCCGCAGTTGCCAGTCGGAACACCGCTCACACCCCAAGTCCACCAGTTTCCGTTTGGCGGGGTGTATGTTGAGTTGCCAGCGCAGTTGCCGTTCGGCAGATAGCCGTTACAGTTGGATGCTCTGTCATCGTAATACTGAGTAGACCTGTCGCACTCACCAATGTCCGTTCCGCTCGAGAGTTGGAAGCCTGTCGCCCTTGCGTTTTCAGATGAGCGATTTGAACGGAAAGATGTTCCAACCAAGTCACCCGTCATAGTCCCGCCGGCCTTTGGTAGCAGCAGGTTATCAGCAGAAATTCGGGCGGCAGCTTCTGCATTCACAGCCGCAACAGCAACAGTGTCCACGTAATTCTTGGTAGCGCCGTCAGCCGGGGCGGATGGCTCAGCCATGCTCACAGCCTTGTTGCTGCCAAAGTTCAAATTGGCAGTCATTGGCACTGAACCGTCTCGCTGGATCATCTCCTGAAAGACGGCGGCTACCATGCGAAGCTCGAACTTGTGACCGACGTCGTAATTGCGAGCCGTTGTTCCGTCTTGACCGCGAACAATGGTCAGCGTATCACCAGACCGAGCAGTCACTTTCACAATCTCAAGATTGTTCGAGTTGTCAATCAGTGTCGCGAAGAAGAACTCGCCAGCACCAATGACGGGGAAGATTGCTCCGTTACCGGTTGTCAGCGTTGCGGATGTCGCTGAAGACGATAGAGATGCACCCAGCGTAGCGGATGCATTGTTTGTTAGCTTGAGCATTGGTACTCCTGTTTATGCCGCTAAGGGCCACGATTGAATTGATTCTTCTGCGATAACGTAATACACGTCCGTCACCTCTGCAAATACATCCTGAACAGAAATGTCAGCAATGGTTGGTTCAGCCCCTGCAAGAGCAAATGTCCTATCCCCGAGATCAACGTCATCAAGGTTGATGCTGTGGGCAACAAATACTTTTGCTGCTGTGAAGGAGGCAAGCGATACAACGTTTCCGCCAAGATTCTTACGGAGGTGAACGTCTGCCTTGATCACGTTTGTGATGGCGGCAGTCCCCTCCAGATCCGCAAGGTTCGCGGTCTTCTTTAGCTGCGCTGTAACTGAGAATATGACAGCGACATTTGCGGCAACAACGTATCTCACCTTCGCGTCAGCAGACACGGACGATCTGACTTGAAGCGATCCGGAGATCGGCTTAACCAAGTTGACGTCGGCGGCGGCAGAAGCGGATGCTGTAGCGTTCGAGGCTACGACATAATGAACGGCTGTTATTGCCGGAGGTGCTGTGACCGTCGCAATCGCGGTAGCGCCAACATTCTTCACTACGCCCAAGCCACCAGAGGCCGAGGACTCGCAAGAAACGCTGGAAGCAACAACCTTTGTTAGGGCAACGTCAGCAGAGGACAGCGCCTCTGAGTAAGCTGAGCCGTTGATCGGCTTAATCAGTTTGACGTCTGCACTGATTACGTTTGTGATTGCAGCCGTGCCACTTAGATCAGCAAGCGGAACATCTAGCTGCAACGCGCCAATCGCATACGATGCGCACTGAAGATTACCTGACGCAGCAAAGAAGATCGATGGATTTGCGTAGGTTGTGCTTGATGCCTTAAGGAACGATTCGCCGCCGCCAAGCACAAAGCTGTTGAACGTCGAATCACCAACAGCGTTGTCTGACTTACCAGCCAACAAGCTTATCGTCAGCGGCAGATCGCCGGTAATTGACGAGGAGACTATTGCGTCTGAGGCGATTACATAGTCAACATACACATACCCGTCAGAGCTACTTTGAGCGGAAGCGGCGCCGTCCACCCTCCAGTTGACTCGAGCCAGACCATAGCTTGTCGACTCAACTTGTCCAGACCCGGCAACTACATAAGAGACAACGGGCGCAGCAGATATCACGTTTGTGATTGCAGCCGTACCCGCCAAGTCCGCAAGCGGAATGATGTTCTTTAGCGCGCCGAGACCGTAGGTGTATACCGAGGCGGATGCGCCAAGCGGTATATCAAGCTTGATGCCACCGCTCAGTGCTTGTTCGATAGCAACAGTTGCGCCAAGCGGAATTGTGTTCGTGATAGCGCCAGATGATGTGGACACCACCTGAACGCTGGCGGACACGATCTTCGTGACATCGAGTGCCGCCGTTGCCGACGAGACTGCGACAAGCTGCGCAGCCATTGACTGCGTACTACCTTGTCCTTCCCCGTTGACTACGGCGGTGTTAAGTGCCGCCGTATTGATTAACATGGCTTATCAGTTGTCGATTTGCAGGGACAGAGACGCAGCAGGGAACGTCACTGTATCGCCTTGGTTGATCGTCTTGCTGATTTGCAAAGCACCCCAGAACAACAGGTTGCCACCGCTGGCAGCATCAAAGATACCGAACGCGACCACAGTCGCCCAAGTACCGCTAGGGGTTGGGAATGTGATCGATGTGTTGTTGCTGGTAGTGCCAGTGTTGCCACTCGAAGCGACGGTCGTGCCAGCGCCTTGCGAGCCAGCAAAGTTCGCCAAGCTTGCAGCAACAGATGCGCGAGCGTAGTTGTTGCCAGAGACTTCAGTTCCACCAGCGGGATCAGCCGGCGTTGCTGTGTACAAGCCAACATACAGAGTTGACGGAAATGAGTATGCTTGACCTCGGAAGATTTGGTCAATGAGTTTATTCTCAAGAAAGTCGGACATTGCGGCCATGATTGCTCCTTAGGTAAATTGGGCGCGGATTGTGAATTTAAGGGTGTCGTACACGGTTTGCACTTCCCCATCTCCAAAGTCGATCTCGATCTCGCCTTCATAAGGGCCGGGTTCGACATTCAACGCTCCGGGCGGGAACCCGAAGACAACAACTCCATCACTGCCGCCGTTTGGTTTTAAAGCGGTAATAGTGAACAGGGTTGTATTTGTACCAGTTGCGCGGAATTTGATTTTGACAACTGCTGAAGTCACGTTGATCACAGCACTGTCGGCATCTTTCAGCGTCAGTCGGATGTAGGGTCTCGTGTCGCCCTGAACAAGTTTAATTTTTCCAGACATGATCAGATCCTTGGGATGCTTACTCGAAGTTCAGAACGAACGTAACCTCGAGTCGCTCTTTGACGAGCAACGTTTACGCCCTCATCAAAAAACATCTTTGATGCGACAGAGCCTTCGGGGCTGCTGAAAGGCTTTTGCGGGGAAGACATCAATCTGTACTTGGCTCCATGACCAATCACTTCTGCGTAATCCTCGTACACAACATCTTCGATTGTCGTTGAAGATCGTGTTGGCTTAAGTGCCACGCGCATAGTCAGAGCCAATGAAGCATTCTCTTTTGGGTATGGGTACAAGGTAAATGTACGCTCATCCTTCTGAGTGATGACGTTTGGATCATTCTCGTTGGCAACAGCGCCCGGATACGACTTGTTGTAAATGACAGAGGCAGGCAAGTTGTCAGGGGATGTGGGCGACAGCTCCGCATCTTTGTACCAAGCTCTCATGATCTTCGTGACCAAGTATCCGGTCGGAGGCTCGAAGTCGTAGTCGATGATTCCCTTGATCACCGTCATGGGATCGTGATCTCGCTGGATGATCAAGCTACCCTCGCAGAAATCAATGACAGCGTTTCTGATGGCGACCTTCGCCATTGCAGGAGTACAGCCGGGAAGGTACGGTAATACCTCGTCATAGAAATCTTCGTAGGTCTTGCTCATATCGACATCATTCCAGTCTTGAAGCGCTGCATGAATGCGGACGCTCTTCCATCAATGGAGTACTCGTCGTCTTGGCTATTAGCTCTGGCGACGATGTAATCTTTCAAATAAGCCTCGTACTCCAGAGGGAGGGGGGAATTGTCGGCGAGGACGAAGGCAGACAAAGCAGTCTTGAACATGCCAATGTAAAGATCTGGGCGAATGCGCTTTGATTCACCCAGCGCCTCGTTGGCATAGCGCAACAAGAGTGCGTCGCTGTAGCGGTTCTTATCCGCATCATTGAGCAACACTCGTGCGTCATCTACTATTGTCTGTAGCGTCGACATCGATTATTCCTGTTTGGCTTCTGGTTCTTGAGGAGCAGGCTCATCGAGTTGCGCAGCCTTGTCGGCTACGGCATCTTTCCAAGTCTTACGCTTTGGCTTCTCAGCCGGAGGAGCCTCAGACTCAGTTTCTTGAGGCTGCTCTGGTTGAGTCTCTTCGTCGGCGATTGGCTCGTACCAAGGCATCTCTTCGATGAGATAGGGGTTGTACACCACGACCTTGCCGGTACGGGTGTTGCGCATAGTTTTGAATTGAGGTTTTTTCATAAGTAAAAAAAGGGTGGGAGTTTCCCCCCACCCTTAAGGCTCCTGCAAAGGTTAAGCCTTCACGATCACGCCGTTAACCAGCGCTTCGGGTTTCACCACTTTGTAGCCGAACACGTTCAGACCACGCATGATGTTGCCAAAGGTAGATTGAGCGCGGAGAGTTTCCACGTTGGTGATCTGCGAGGCAAACGAAACTGCGTCACGAGTACCAGCCATGATGTAGGTGTCACCGTCGCCAGTCTTGGGCAAGTTGTTGCTCAAGTAGACAGTGAAACGGTCGATCATGCCGATCTTGCCGTTACGCAAGGGAGAGACGCTGTCGCCAGTCAAGTAAGCTTGACGGAGTTCAGAGCCTTTGATCAGTGCGCCAGCCCAAGCAGGCAACACGATCCAGCGACCATCTTCAGGCACGTTTTGCTCGTCCAAAGCCAGACCCATGTTCAAGATGGTATCCAGAGCTGTGGTCTTGCTGAAGCCAACGGGGGCTGCATCAGTACCCAAGTTCAGGTTGCCGGAGATAGCGCCAGCAGTTCCACCTTTGTTCGCGGTAGCGGCAGCTGCTTTCATACCATCCAAGACCATAGAGTCGATGGTGATCTTCATCTGCTGCGAAGCGTCATTGGTGAACATGTCCATCAACTTGACGTCAGCTTGGTGAGCATCGATGTCGTCAACGACAACACTGAAGTACTTACCGTAGTCGATAGTCAACTCGATTGGAGTGGACTGAGGGACTTCGTTCGTCAGGTTCATACCCTTCGTGTAGTCACGAACGGTGATGGTTGGGATGGTGCGGATCTTGACTTTATCGCCAGAACCTTTGATCTCGCCTTCCCAGTCGTTGTTCGTGATCTCACCGAGAACGGTGGATTTGTAGAACTTGACTTGGAGCTTGCCAGACCAAATTTCAGGGATGAAGTTACCAGCATAAGAGTTGGTAGTTTGACCGGCTACATAGTAGCCAGAGGTTACGCCTACGGACATTTGAGTTTCCTTAAGTTAAATGTCCACGCCGCACCTGTTAGCGAATACGCTTTTCAATGTGGGCAGCGTGGATGTCTGCTTCGATGGAAACCATATCCTTATCGCTGACTTCGCCTCGTCGCGCCTTGCCGTAGAAGTCCTGAATCTCTGCACGAGTCCAAATCTTCTTTCCGGCAGGCGGTGCGGTGTTGGCGACGGGAGTAGGTACGACCTGCTCCTCCAGCGAACGGGATGTAGTTTCCGCTTTTGTCTTGTTGATCTCTGACCACTTGTTAAAGAAACGAGCGGCGCGAATCGCGTCATTGTTTCTCACAGCATCATCAAGAGCGTCTTGGCGTTGAAGCCCCGTCAACTCATCGTATTCGGCAAGCCACTTAAGAAAGTCTGCGTCTTTGTTTGTTTCTTCCCAATCAGGAACTGATGTCGACAGTCTTGTGAAGAAGTCGATCTCAGCGGTCTTGTTGTTGGAAACTTCAAAGCGTTCAAGCCTCGACTTCAGGGATTCAATTTCTTGATCCTTACCTGAAATCTCGTCTCGGGCAGCACGGCGGATTAAGTCCACCAATGGTTCCCCGAACTCTTGCACTTCCTCTGGTTTGACGAGCGATTGTTTCGGTTCAGCTTTCGCAGTCCGAAGATCCTCTAACTCTTTCTCAATGCTTTGCAGCCTTGCCGTCAGCTCTTTGTTCGACGCAGCCAACCTCGGAACTTCGGCGTTGTATTTGCCGATTAACGACTTGTACCGTGACTCCCATGTCGGGTCTTCCTGTGCCGCAGGAGCCTCAACTGGTTTCTCGGTGTTCGATGGTTCCGCAGGAGCAGCAACTGATTGGGCTTGCTCCTCTTTGGGTTCTTGATCGCTGGCGGCGACCTCACCCTCCGGTGGCTGTTGACTCTTAGCTTGGTTTAGCTGTTTGAGAAGTTCATCAGCTCGTTGTTCCGCCTCAAGGACGGCTCGTGGTAGAGACATTGTTACCTCATTACATATCGCATCCACAAACAGAAGCCCGAAGGTTTTTCTATCTGCATCGCGGTGCTTTTGGTTTTGCTACGTAGGAAATGACGTAGCGCATTAAACCCCCGAAGGGGGAATCACTTCATGCGACTCAAGATCGCGTTGGAGTTTTGGGTTGTGTCGACGATGTCGCTCAACGCTTGACAAGCACCTTGCTGCCAACGGGTAAGAACTTCGTCTTTCGTTTGCGCACCGGTCTTGTAAAGCTCATCTCGTGAGCCTGTCAACCAATCCAAAACCACCTTAAAGTTTGCGTCCCCCTCCAAGGAGGAGAGCGCGTTCAGTAAGGATCTGTCTGCCTTTGCAAGTATTTGCATTACTTCTTGTAATCCTGATGCGAGCGGTTACCGCCGCAATGATTGCCTGCCATGTCGCCGTGGAAACGTACGCCGTGAACCAAGCCGCCGTCAGCCATGTTGGCCTGAGAGGCATATTGAGCAGGGGACATCTTGCCGGACGCAAGCGCTTGACCGGTTTGCATCAATCGCTTGGGGTCAGATGTCTCACCCTCGGCAGCTTCTTCAGCCATCTCTTTGGCTTTGTACTGAGCGGGGGAGACCTTGCCGCTACGAACAGCTTTGGCTTCTGCCGCTTCTTCTGCTCGCGTGTCTTTGCCGGTAAATGGTCTGGCTTTCATTGCATGACTCCGTTCATGGTGTTTGCATCAACGCCGCCGGCAGGATTGCCAGCCTCGTCAACTTGTGTGGGGGCTGGTAGCTGAGGCTGACCGCCAGCTTGCGCCTGCATTTCAGCCTGAGCCTGCATCGCGAGCATCTGTTCTGCTTGGGCTTTCTCGGCATCGAACTTGACGCGCTCTGGATCTTTGACAATCTTGTCGACGTCCATATTGAGACCGCCAGCCAATTCGCGCAGCAGGTAAGCACGACCCTCCATTCCAACGATCTGAAGATCGACTGGGTTGGCGGTGGCCTGCAAGAACTCGTTGCGACGAATCTGGATCTGCTCCTTGGCAACCAAGCCAAGAGCGCCTTTGGCAACAACGGAGAAGTCTCCCTTGATGTAGACGTCTGGGTCGTACATCATGTTATGGACATACATCCGAGAGACAACGCCAGACATGACTTGATCAATGGAGGCGATGGATTGCTTGATGCCCTTGGCTGCATTGTCCATCAGCATCGAGAGGCCGGATGCCGTGCGTCCCGCGCCAGATACACCGGATGATCCGTAGACGTAGTTGGGGATGCCAGTCACTTCGTCTGCCTGCTTGGCAAACTGCGCATACACACCCATCAACACCTGAGCGTTCATGTCGGGTTGGAAGAAACGGACCGCCGGCTGACCACCACCCGTGCGGTCCGTTGTGGTCTGCCAGATCTTCCAAGGATAGATGGACGTAACATCTTCCCCATCTGGCAGTCGGTCAACGGTGACCTCAACTTGGGGGCCGGATGCTACCCCCATGTTGTTTGCCAGTGCGCGAGCTGAAGCGTTGCACATGGTTTGGATATCACGCATTTGCTCGGGTAAAGCTCCACCCCAGAAAGCGCCCGGAATTTCATTCCACTGAGCAATGTCGTATGGACGCTTGCCAAGTGGATCCGGATTGATGATTGCCTTGATGACGAACGAGCCGATCATCCAAGCATTGATCTCATACTCTCGATGAGACTTGATGTTCTTGTCTTTGATCCCCCAAGAGATCAACTTGTCGCCAGAAACGGAACCCCAGAATTCAATCCCCTCAATCACAGAGTCGTTGTACAGACGGCTGTGAGGCTTGCCTTCAAGGTTGTCTCGCTCTTGGTCGCCCATGAGCCAGTTGCGGAATCCAGCTTCGCCGAACCGAGTCAACACTTGGTCGATGGCTTCATCGCTGTAGCCCGGAACGCCACGCATGGATTCCAGTTCGCCACGACTCAGACGGTGGCGCTCAATGAACCAGCCGTCGTTTGGACCTGTGCTGTTGGGCGATGGGTATGCGTCATAAGGGGAGACGCGAGAAAACTCACGGACAAAGTCAGTGATGACAATTGGCGTAAAGCCCGGACCCCACTCCATGCGCTTGCGACGGCGCACGATTGGACCCTTCATGATCGCAGTAGGGTAAGTAACGAAGTCGTCGATGAAATCGCGGAATGCGTGATCGAACTTGCCAGCGGTCATCTGGTCGTCGATCTTGTTGCGCATACGACGCGCATTGTCTCGAGCCTCGTCGCGCAGCTTCTGCATCACCTGATCATGCACCTGCTCCATGCGGGTGCGGAATGTCTCAGGGTGAATCGACGCGCCTTGCTGCAAATACTCTTCAGCCTCAGTGCGCACCAGATCGATGATTGACATCTTGATCTCTGGCGGGATGTTTGGCTCTTTCGCCGGAGAAAGATCGAATGGGCGCTCGTTCGAAACGCTCATGACATCCTTGATCCAGCTTGCTGCCGCACGGCACTTGATGTCCGTCAGGCGCATGTAGATGTCGGAGCCGCCTGTCTTGGCAATGTCCATCGCCTTATCAGGATCGTAGACGCCACGACGCTGACGCTCACACTTCAAAAGACGCTCGGTGGTTTCTTGCTTGGAGAACTTGGCGCGATCCCAGCACTGGTGGATGTACGCTGCCAGCGCGGACTCGGTGTATTCAAGTCCTGTCGATTTATTGGTCTCTGCCGAGACTTCAACTTCGACCGGTGGTTTTGCCAATACTATGCCACTCATGTCCAGCCTTTGTTAGATGATGTGCGAACAGCTCGCGCCTTGACGGGGGCCAAGCCCGACCTGATCCGTAAGCAAGCGTACTGCAACGCGTCTTGAATATGTGAGCTGTCGTCCTTGATAGGTCTGTCACGGAATCGTGCCGGACCGGAGGTTTTCAAACGCTCGTAACGGTAACGCCCGTTGAAGCCACGCCGTAATTCACGGCAGCTTGGATCCAACAAGAAACCGGGCATGCCATCCGCCATACGAGTCAGGAAGAACGCCACCGATTCACGGCGAGGTATCCAGTCGTTGGTGTTAGCAGGCTCGGTAGGGATGCCGCACTCGAGCAGCTCTTGGAAGCAAGTCCTCTCGTCTGTCTGGGCGCGGATAGAACCCGCAGGGTCGCCAGCGGAGAAACGTGCAAACCCGCCAAACTCATTCATCAAGACCGGCTTGACGATGTCGTTGGCGAATTGACGGATACCCATGTCGTGAGACACAAGCTCCCTCAAAATAATCAACTGACCACGCGCTGTCATTTGCGCAATCACGCAAGCAGGGGTCAGTCCAAAGTCCCAGCCAAGAATGATTGGAAGCCCACGCAGGGGTTCGATCTTTTCTTTGGCTACATGAACCTTGTCATTGAATTCTGGGTACACCGGCTTGCCGTCGCCAGTCGTGCCGTAGTTACCAAGCAGGAAGACATTGATCCAGTCCTCGGACTTGGCTCCTACTTGGTTGAGGTAGTACTGGTGACCGCCGGGGAGGTTGTCGATGTTTTCTGCGTCGGGGTTCGGCTTGTACTCCTCGCCCTCTTTGTAGAGGCCACCGGCTTGGCGGAAGAACTTCCATCCTTCCGGGGTTTCCTCTTCGGCGATTTTGTAGTACCAGTGGTCGTCGTCTGGGGGGTTTGTGTCAAGGATGACGCCACTCCAGCTAGGACCGCCTTTGATCTTGCTTGGGTATCGTCCGACCCGTTGCGTGACCATGTCAAAAATTTCTTTAGGGATTTCAGAAGCTTCATTGATCCATGCTCCAGTGAGTTCAAGGGAACGAAGCTTACCTGTCTCTGACGCTTTATCCAGCGCCAAAAATAAAACCTCCAGCTCCAATGAGGTTCCATCCCCAAGGTCGTCAATGATCAGCGTCGACGAGATCGGCGTATCCCACTTGATTGGGGCTACGTTACTTGGAAACCATGTCTCCCACGTCTTGATGGTGGTCGACTTCAACTCAGGATAGGTGTTACGAATCACAGCCCAGCGGCTGCGGCGTACACCATCGAACCAAGGCTCCTGCCTCAATGCTCGTGAAACGATCTCAACACAGCAAGAGGAGGATTTGCCAGAGCCTACCGGCCCAAGCAGCCCACGAACAAAACCATCGTGAGCGTGAAACTTAGCCGCCTGCGGCCCGGGCGGGTTGTAACTGATTACCTCGCCAGAGGATTCTGCAACAGCTTCAGCCACCTGCTTTAGGAACGTTGAGGTTGAATGTAATTCCTTGCGCGCCAGTATCCAACTTCACATCAGAAAGGTTAGGCAAGGACTTGTCGAGAAGAATCTTCGCGGCTTGGATCTGAGAGGGCGACAAGACCTTGGCTCCAGCGACGTGCGCATGCAGTTCATTGATGTAGTAACTCGCTTGAATCTTCTTGCGAGTGTCTTCATCGTGACGGATCTTGTTCTTTCTCGCAGCCATTGCGATATCTCTCTCCAAAAAAAAACCAACTGAACAGTTGGCTTGGGTTTCTTGTCTGGGTAATTATCCCAATATGACTGAATTGTGGATTCTCTGTTTGATTTTGTAAACCATGTGTACACACTACCCCTAGTGTTTCTTTGCGCACATGGGTTATTTGCATGGGAACACAAGATAGACGCTTCCAGCGAAGCGTCTATAGGTAACAAAAATAAAAAAAGACACAGCAATAGCACCCGGGGGGTGATGAACTTTGGTCCATAAGGGGTGAACCTCGCGTGTGTAGGGGTAATACGTTGTTGCTTGACGCCCCGGGCCTCGCATACAAGTGGTCCCGTGGTACACCCAGTGTGTATGAATACCCTTCGCCCAGCGTTAGCTGTGGCGGCAGGCACTGTGGGTTTCACACATCTTCAATCCGTGAACCTTGCAGTAAACAAGCCAACCAAACAAGGGGTGTGTGTACCTTGTGCGTTCCCCAGCAAAGCTGGGTCGGGCTGTCGTGCTACGCATCGAGCCTGCTACGCAGTCTCGCCCCTATCGGGCTTCCATCCCTAACGCTTTGGTATTAGCAGAGACCTCTGGAGTGCGCCGGTGTCTGTGTTCCCTCATGTAATGAGGAACACAGCCCCCTCTAAGTGGTTGTTTTTAAAAACCTTTCTGGAGCTAACCATGTCATCAAATCGTGTCCCATTTGTGTTCAAACTCATGTTTGCGTTCTGCGACGTAGGTATCGCAGTGATCCCTGCAATCTCGTTGTTCTGCTACGCATTCCAACTCAAGGATGCGTCTGGCTACGCAATCGATGGTGTCTCAGCAACCATCTGTGTCGTAGCTTCGATCTTCCTTTACTTCGTCAACCAACACAACAAGGAAGAGTGCAAACGTATGCACTCGTGAGTTGGTCGTCTCTCGTGTTCCCCCTCACAAGTGAGGGGAACACTCTCTCCTCTTAATCATGTGTATTTGCAGGCTTTTAACCATGTATTCAACGAAAGGAAACATCATGTCTGATCTGTCTATCCAATTGAAACCAGCATCTGAAGCAACCGTAGCTCTCATGGAGAAGCTCGGCATCACAACGAAGCCTACCTCTCAGGCGCACGCTTCGAAGTTGATCTATACGGAGCAAGCTCGTCTTGCTAACCGTATGCCAACTGAGAAGCAGGTGAAGAAGGTAGCTGCTTGCGGCAACAGCACGAGCTGGATTGGTCGAGATCTGCCCGGAGTACGCTTCCGTGAGGTCAGCTTCCAGATCGAGCTTCTGGAGATTCTGGAAGCGTTTGATAAGGCTGACAGCCAAGCTGGTTTGAACTCAGCTGCTGTGGCGATGATCGAGAAGGTGCGTCAACGACTCACCAAGGTTCGTCGCGAGACAAGCTATCGGGACACAGCAGTGACTCCCGAAGCAGACGACGGTGAAACAGCACCGTTCTAACAACCACATGGGTGTGCTGGCAGGTGCTGGCACACCCAGCTTTTGTACCTAACACCACTCTCGACTCGATATTTCCGTGAAAGGACTTCGCCATGAACATCAACCCTGCTTACCACCAGTTCCTTGTAGATGAGAACAAGGCCATGAGAGATTTGCTTCGCAAGCTATATGAAGAACGCCAACACATGCAGTGTGAACTCTTAGATCTACGTGATCTCCTACGCTGGCATGAACAGCAGGAAGCGCGGCCCTTTAGGGGTTCCGGCGTTTTACCTCACAAATCTACAGTTGTTAAAACCCATTAATAAGGAGACAGACATGGGACTGGATATGTATGCATACGCAATCGACAGCAGGATCATCGAGGATGACGCTGAGACAGACTGCAACTTCTACAAAGCAGCACGTCGTGCTGTTGGGTTCCTTGAACTGACAGAGTCAGAGGTGGATCAACTCACAGATGAGGACCGCAAGGTTTACTACGACAGGCTACGCAAGGCAGATGCTGATGCCGTCAAGCAGGGCTGGATCAAGACAGACCTGTACTACTGGCGCAAGTTCAATGCTTTGCACGGCTGGATGCACGACTTGTATATCCGCAAGGGCGGGACAGATCCTGACTTCAACTGCAACACAGTCAGGCTCACGCTTAATGACCTCGAGGATTTGATGCTGACCGCAGAGCGGGGCAAGCTCAAGCCAACCGAGGGTTTCTTCTTCGGCTCAAACTGGATTGAACCCGAAGAGATCGAATCAGTCTTTGACTTTGCTTACAAAGCGAAGGAAGAGATCGCCGCCGGCAGGGCTGTCTTCTACGACAGCTGGTGGTAAGCATGTGCGCCAAGGGAAACCTTGGCTTTCTTCTTCACTCACGTCTCAATATTTACGCGCAAAGGAATGCAAATGATTAAGAATGAAAACATCAAACCGTATGTCAAGACCATGCTGAAGATGATCAAGGATGGCGGAGGCAAAGAGATTCGTGTCAGCTTCGACGGATCAGGAGACTCCGGCTCAGTGGAATCAGCCGAGATTTACGACGGTAACAAAAGCCTGAACATGGAGTTCAGTGTGGACTACCTTGAGATGAGCAGTAGCTGGAGCAAAGAGGGGGGCTGGATTAAAACCGAGAACATCAAGCGAATGCCTGTGAAACAAGCGCTTACGCAGTTCTGCTACGACATGCTCGAAGAGACGGGCATTGATTGGTACAACAACGACGGTGGATACGGTGAGCTGTACATCACGCTTGACCCAGTTGAAATCAAGCTCGAGGTGAACACCCGCTACACCGAGGTGAACAGCGATGAGTTTGTTCTTGACGAACAGTTTGAATTGAAGGATTGATCATGCATCCACATCACCACGCAATGACCACAGTTAAACAGTACGGCGGCAAGCCAGAAGACTACGCCGCCATTCATGATTGGTTCGACGCAACCAAAGAACAGTTCGCTGATGCGCGTCACCGTGCGCTTCGGCATCACAGCCAAGGCATCTTCGAATGCGAACGCGTGTTCGGTCGCGTGATCATCAACTCAGATGGTCGCGAAGTTCCAGTCAGATACATCGGTGAGCAGCATGTGAAAGAGGATTGCGGTGGTCGCATTCCTACCGTAGCAGACTGGTTCAAGAACATGAAGATGGAAGCATGGATGAACCGAGGCTACAAGGTGGAAGCTCATGTCCAAGAGTAAGCACCTTGCTTGCGATGACTACGTCCTGTCAAAAGATGGGGCGTGGTTCACGATCAAAGGCTTCGCTGTCCGTGTGTTCGGAACAGACGAAGGCGTAGTCGTTGATATCTACCAAGACGGGCGTGAGTACAACGATGCCATTGCGTCCACTTGGGCGCACGATTCAGATCTGGAGGATCTATGAGCTTGCTTGAACACATTGAATCAGGTTACAAAGTTGTCGTGAACTACTGCGATTCGTCGCCGAGTCCACGAGAGTTCGACCAACTTAGCACTGTCGTGCTGGGTGATCGAGTTAACTACAACTTTGGCGACACAAAGATGGACGCCGAGTCCATCCAAAAGATATGCATGTCATCTCGTTACTTGTGGCTCCCTGTCTACATGTACGACCACTCAGGTATCACCATCAACACAACAGGGTACAGCTGCCCTTGGGACAGCGGACAAGTCGGGATCATTTACATCAGCAAAGAGACTGCGGTCAAAGAGTGGGGCAATCGCTACTGCTCGAAGGG